CCCATTTATTCAATAATTGACAGCAATTTATCAAGGGTTTAGAAGTAACCTACCAGTGGGTTCACTGGGTTCAATTTCTTGGAGTAATCCATGTCAGCATCAGAAGCGCAAGCAGCAACCGTTTTAACCAGTGAGAATGCAGCCGAATTTTATGCTCAGCGAATGGGTTTAGCTGCCCAGGACGAACCGACCGAGGCCGCTGAAGCGGATCCAGTCGAATCGGACGAGGGTCAGAATGAATCTGAGGCAGACGCCGAACCTGAGCAGAAAGAGGCCGCAGCAGACGAACCGGAAAAGAAAAGCAAACCCAAGATCGAGAAGCGGATCGGCGAAGTCGTAAAGCAGCGCGAACAGGCGAAAGCCGAAGCAGCAAAGGAACGCGCAGGCCGCGAGAGCGCCGAAGCAAGGTTGCGGGAATATGAGCAAAAGGCAGCGCCCGAAAAGGCAGCTGATCCTGATGCTGAACCGAAGCCTGAGCAATTCACTGATGCGTTTGAATATGCACGCGCACTGGCTGAATTTTCCGCAGAAAAAGCATTAAAGGATCGTGATCGGCAGGAGGCAGAAAAGAAAGCCGCAACGGAACGTCAGCAAACCATCAAACAATGGACTGACCGGATCACCGCGGTGAAGGCAGATTTACCGGATTTCGAGGACGTTGTTGCATCAAGCGATGTCGCTGTCAGCGACCAGGTGCGGGATGCAATACTAGAAAGTGATGTTGGGCCGCAGGTGCTCTATCACTTGGCCGAGAATCCAGAATTTGCACAAAAGCTGTCTGAAATGTCCACGATTACTGCACTGCGCGAGATTGGGAAACTGGAAGCGCGATTCGAGAAAAAGGAACCGGCGAAAGCTGCTGCAACGAAACAAAGAGCGCCAGCACCGATCAGGCCCATTAAGGGCGGTGGAAGTGCAATGGATACGCAGGTCAACTCAGATGGAGTTTTCCACGGATCTTATCAAGCATGGAAGCAGGCAAGGCTGGCAGGAAAAATTCGATAATCTTTTATTTAGGAAATAATCATGGCTAATAATCTGCTGACTATCAGCAAAATCACGAATGAAGCACTGATGGTGCTTGAAAACGAATTGACCTTTACGAATGAGGTTGATCGTAACTATGATGATCAATTCGCTGTTGTGGGCGGCAAGATCGGCGCGACTGTAAACGTTCGCCGTCCGGGTCGTTTTATCGGCACCACTGGTCCGGCTCTTAACGTTGAAGATTTCAACGAGACAAGCGTGCCGGTTACTTTGTCGACTCAGTTCCACGTTGACACCAGCTTTACGACTCAGGATCTTGCGCTGTCGCTCGATATGTTTTCGGATCGAGTGCTTCGTCCGGCCGTGGCCGCTATAGCAAATAAGGTGGACCGCGATGGTTTGGTCGTTGCTGCTGCTAACACCGCAAACATCGTCGGCACTGCAGGCACGCCGCCGACCAGCTTGCTGACCTACCTCACCGCTGGCGCCTATCTGGACAGCGAAGGTGCGCCGCGTGATGGCCGTCGTTCGTGCATCGTGGAACCGTTCACCAGCGCGACGATTGTTGACAGCCTGAAAGGTCTGTTTGTGCCGAATCAAAAGATTTCCCAGCAGTATGAAAAGGGTCTGATGGGTACGGATTCCGCTGGCATGAAGTGGAAGATGGATCAGAACGTTGTTTCGCAAACGTTCGGTTCGTTTGCTGGCACCGCGGTCTGCGCGACCACGACCGCCACTGGCTTTTTGACAACCGGCTGGGCTTCAACCTCGACGATCACGCTGACTTCGACTGGTGCTGTTTCGCTGAATGCTGGCGACACTTTCCAGATCGCTGGCGTGTATGCGGTCAACCCGCAGAATCGTCAAGCGTATGGCACAAACAAGCTGCGTAACTTTGTTGTGAAAACTGCCGTTTCCGGCACCGACACCACGTTGAGCGTCGTTGTTTCGCCGGCCGTGATCACTGCTGGTCAGTTCCAGAACGTGAGCATTCCAACGACCTCGGCGACTTCTGCCATTACGTTCTTCAACAAAACCGGCACCGTGTCACCGCAGAACATTGTTATGCATCGCAATGCGTATACCGTTGCGATGGCTGACCTTGAGCTGCCGGAAGGGGTCCACTTCGCTGGTCGTGCGAGCGACAAAGAGCTGGGGATGTCCATCCGTGTTGTCCGTCAGTACACAATAAATAACGATTCAATCCCGACTCGTTTGGATGTGCTTTACGGCTGGGCGCCGCTGTATCCTGAGCTTGCTTGCCGCGTTGCTGCGTAATAACCAGGGGCGCAGTTAATGCGCCCCGTCTAACCTCATTTAAAGGAATTCATCATGGCAAATCCAGGACCGGCCTCGGCCACCACGATTCACCCGCAAGCCCTTGGCAGCAATCAAGCAATCCGTCTGTTGGCCTCGGTCACCGGCGTTTCACTCGCTGCCACTGGCGATGCGGCTACTTTCAGCGTTATCAACAGCACGACCTACAATGTCACCAACGTGGTGATTACCAATGCCAACAAAGACGTTTCCAGTGGTGCTCTTGCCATTTGGACGGGTCCGGCTGGCACCGGCACAGAAATCGTGACCAATGCTTCGCTGACCAGCAACACCAGCTCGGCATACGTTACGAAATCCACTGTTGTTGCTGCAACCGGCACCGCGAACCTGTCGGCGCAGACGTTCTACGTCAAAGTCGGCACCGCTGTTTCTGGCGGCACCGTTGACATTTACATTTACGGCACTGATTTCAGCACGTTCTAAGCTGTATCGGGAATCGTTCGCAAGGGCGATTCCCTTTTTTTAAGAGGTCATAAATGGCTTACAACAGCGCATTTTCTCCATTTGGGCCGACTTATCTTGTCGGCACCAGCTCGGTACAAGTCAAAGCATCAAACAACAACAATCCGACCAGTTATCGCGTTAAAGCAATGTTGACGACAACGCAATATTTTACTTATGCGGCGCCTGCACTTTCTGACGCTGCAGTTACCTGTCCGTCAGTGAGCGCACCAAGTGCCGGCGTGTCATCGGTTGCGATTGGTATGTTGCCCGGTAGTGTGGAAGTTTTTTCCGGTATTCCTGCAAACGCATGGTTTTTGGCTAATGCTGTTGGCGCATTTGAAATTACGCCTGGCGAAGGTCTGTAAAAATGACGCAGCCGATCGACATTGTAAGCCGGGCGCTTAAAGACATCGGCGCATTGGAAGCGGGCGAAACGCCGACCTCGGATGCTGCACAAGACGCGTTTGACATGCTCAATGACTTGATTGATCAATGGTCAAACGAGCAAATGATGGTCTTTTACAAGACAGAGATTGTTTGGGCCGTTACGCAGAATGTGACGCAATATACGATCGGACCAGGCGGTTCGATTGGCGCCAGCTTTACCGGCTCGATCAGCGGCACCACGTTGACGATTCCGGCCAGCGGTCTGCTGTCAGGCTACATCACGCTCGGCCAAACGATCACCGGCACCGGCGTTACTGCGGGAACGACGATTACGGGTTTTAACACTGGCGCCGGTGGCAGCGTTAATTACGCAGGAACCTACACCGTCAGCACTTCGCAAACCGTAAACAGCACGACGATCTCGGCCTACTATCAGCGGCCGCTATCGATCAATTCTGCATTTGTTCGCGTCTCAACGACCAGCAACGGCGTGCCGATTTACGGCGGCGGTCTGGATTATCCAGTCAGCGTGTTAAATCTTGAGCAATATAACCTGATCGGACTGAAAAGCCTAAACGGACCGTGGCCGAAAGCGGTTTATTACCAGCCGAGCGAGCTGCTGGGCAATGTGACCGTCTGGCCGAATCCGTCACAGGGCGAGATGCACCTATTTGCTGACACTGTGTTTACGCGTTACGGCACGCTCTATGACTCAATAAGCCTGCCGCAAGGCTACACAATGGCCCTGCGCTGGTGTCTGGCCGAGCGCCTGTGTCCTATGTATGGGAAAGCCTCGCAAACGCAGCTGGCGATGATTAATGCGTTTGCAGCGCAATCTAGGGCAACGATCAAGCGCACCACCATGAAGCCGGCTCAGATTGCCAGTTACGATGATGTGATTGTTTCCGGTCGCCGCAAAGATGCTGGCTGGATTCTTCACGGTGGATTTATTTAAGGATAATCATGTCTAATATCGCAATTTCTGCTCTCCCCGTTGCCACTTCGCAAGCTGGCGGTGATGTGTTGCCGATCGTTCAGGCCACGACTAGCACGACGAAACAACTGTCGGTCACCAATCTGTTCACCAGCCCGACGTTTGTTACACCTGCACTGGGAACCGTTGCCAGCGGCGTTATTAGCGCCTGCACCAGCACCGGCATGGTACTGACTACGCCAACCCTAACGTCACCCACCATGACCGCGCCGGTTCTTGGCACCGTTGCCAGCGGCAACATCAGTGCTTGCACCAGCACCTCAATGGTCATGGTGACGCCGGTATTGGGCACGCCGACCAGCGGCAATCTGTCGAATTGCACCAGCACCTCGATGGTGTTGACCACGCCGGTGATCGGTGCGGCAACCGGCACAAGCCTTACTGCAACCGGCACGATCGTATCCACTGGCACTGCGGGGGTAGGCTACGCGACGGGCGCGGGCGGAACGGTAACGCAGGGAACCAGCCGCACCACAGGCGTGACGCTGAACAAAACGACCGGTGCAATCACCTTGTTCAGTGCTGCGGGAACCACGACGGCCGCAACCTTTACGGTGACGAACAGCACCGTGGCGGCAACGGATGTAATCATCTTAAATCAGAAATCCGGCACCGATCTTTACGATCTAATGGTCACCGCAGTGGCTGCGGGAAGTTTCAACATCACATTCCGCACGACCGGCGGCACCACCACAGAAACCCCTGTTTTCAATTTTGCGGTTATCAAAGCCGTTACTGCCTAACATGCCAGATTTCGGATTTGTTGGCACATCCTATGAGGCGCCTAGCATCTATCAGGATGCTCAGGAGTGCATTAATTTTTACGCTGAAATAGATCCGACGAAACAACCCGGCCAGCGCGGGATTGTGGCGCTGTATCCGACGCCAGGCTTGTTGCTGAAAACGCAGCTTGCAGTTGCAGAGGTTCGCGGCTTGCATACTATGTCAGGTGGAGAAATCCTGATTGCTGTGTCTGGCTCAAATGTGTACTCGGTCAACACCAGCATGGCAGCAACACTGATTGGCACATTGTCTAGTTCCACTGGACCTGTATCCATCAGCGACAACATCACGACAAATAACGGTCTAACAGCCTATATCGTTGATGGTGCAAGTCGTTACACATGGGTTGCCAGCACAAACACTTTTGCAGTATTGCCAAGCACTGATGGCCCGTGGCAAGGTGCAAGCGTTACAGATCAAGTTGACAATTATTTCTTGTACAACGAGCCAGGCACGCAAAATTGGGCTTGTAGTGATCTTGGACTTGCTACATCATCTTTAGCACTTTACGGCTCGGCTGATGGCTACAGCGACCTTCTGGTAAGCATGATCGTTAATAACAGACAGGTTTATCTGTTGGGCGAGACAACTACCGAAGTCTGGACAGATGTTGGTAATGTAATAACAGGGATTACCACTTTCCCATTTCAAAGGGTTCCCGGAACATCAAGCCAAAGTGGAATTGGCGCACCGTTTTCATTGGCTCGACTTGGTGAGAGTTTTGTTTGCGTTGCAAGAGACAATCGAGGCGATGGCACGATTGAAATGATGCAGGGTTACACTTGGGTCCGAATTTCTACCCATGCGGTTGAGCAAACTCTGATTGACCAATATACCGGCGATGCAATCGCTTATAGCTATCAGATTGAAGGCCATGAAATGTACGTTGTGACATTTCCAACCATTAACCTGACTTGGGTATATGACTTATCCACTAAAAGCTGGCACAAATGGCTGTCATTTGCTGACGGCGTTTATAACCGGCATCGGTCAAATTGTGGTGCATTTTTTAACAATATGTACATTGTTGGAGATTACGAAAACGGCAAGCTGTACAGCATTGAAAACGATGTTTATACTGAAGATGGGGCAACAATCCGCAGGCTACGTCGAGCGCCGCATCTTGTGGCCGACTTCCAACGGGAATATTTTGACGAGCTGCAGATCCAGTTTCAGCCCGGTGTGGGCTTAAATGGGTATCCTGGCTATGATGGTGAAGATTTAGCCACTGAATCCAATAACGTAATTGTGGCCGAGTTTGTGCAAGGTTATTTGACCACGCAAGCCGGTGACCAGTTAGTCACTGAGGCCGGTGACGGTAACGAACCGCTGGTTACTCAAGTGCAGCCTGCCGTGGATTACAACGGCTATGCTCTCGAAACGGAAGCCTATGAAGCTACGCCTGGCTACGATCCGCAGGCCATGCTGCGCTGGTCCAACGACGGCGGCAGCACCTGGTCAAACGAGCACTGGACCAGCATCGGCAGGATCGGCCGATATACCAATCGAGCTATCTGGCGCCGGCTGGGTTTTGCTCGAGATCGGATTTTTGAGGTTTCCATCAGTGCGCCGGTAAAAGCGGTGATTATTTCAGCAAATCTCAAATCATCTGTTGGTGAGAATTAATGGCAACGGCGCCTAATTCCAACATCAACATTCCTTATTCGGAATTCCTAAACCAAACTACAGGAAGGCCGAATCAGGAATGGTTGATGTGGTTGATGAACCCGAGTTTTATCAGCATAAATATCGGATCTGCGCTGCCGGTCACTTCTGGCGGCACTGGCTTGACCACCATACCGACCGCCGGCCAACTGCTGATCGGTAACGGCACCGGCTACACGCTCAACCCATTGACACCAGGCGCCGGTATCAGCGTCACCAACGGCGTAGGCGCCATTACGGTCGCCAACACAGGCGTTTTGTCATGGTCAGGGGGTAGCACTGGCTTGACGCCTGCAACCGCCACAACGGGCGCTGTGACGCTTGCAGGCACCCTCGGCGCAGGCTATGGCGGCACCGGCTTAAATACCTATGTGATCGGCGATATTCTGTATTCCAGCGGAACGACTGCGCTTTCGCGGCTTGCAGATGTGGCCACTGGCAACGCGTTAATTTCTGGCGGCGTGGCGACGGCGCCCAGCTGGGGAAAGATCGGACTGACAACGCACGTTTCCGGCACGTTGCCAATTGCTAACGGCGGCACGAATGCAACGGCAACCCCAACCGCAGGGGCGGTGGCTTACGGCACCGGATCTGCTTACGCCTTCACCTCGGCAGGCACTGTTGGTCAGGTTTTGACCAGTGCCGGCGCCGGAATGCCGACATGGACAACGGCCGGAACTGGCACTGTCACTAGCGTGACCGGCACTGCACCAGTGGTAAGCTCGGGCGGCACAGCACCGGCGATCTCAATGGCCGCTGCGACAACGAGCGTAAACGGCTACCTGACCAGCACTGATTGGACTACGTTTAACGCAAAACAGAAAGCTATTACCAGCGGAACTGCAGCACCCAGCGGCGGCTCTGATGGTGATATTTATCTGCAATATGTATAGGATTGAAAAATGTTAATCCAATCGAGCACAAACGATAAAATTCAAGTTATCACCTCAGCGGCTGGAACCGTAAAGGTTCATGCGTCATGGGTCGATGATGCGTCCAACGTGTTTACGCCTGGGCGAACAAATACCACCACTATTACGACTGCCGCAACGACAGATGTTGTTGCGGCCCCTGCTGCCAGCACTCAGCGCACCACAAACTTTTTGAGTGTGAGAAATACGGATGCAACGGTATCGCAGACAATTACCATTCAACACACAGATGGAACAAACGTTGAACCGATATTTGTAGGAACAATTGCCGCAGGTGAATCTGTGGTGATGGATAGGACGGGCGTGTTTACTTCATACGCCAATACGGGCGTAGTTAAATCCTCGGCTCAAACAGGTTGGTTGTTTAATTCCAACACGGCTAATGTCACTGGTTTTGCTGCCGATACTTATGTTGCCGGATCAAGCATTTTGATACCTACGCAAAACTTTAAAACGGGAACAGGTTACCGTTGCCGGATCAGTATAACCAAAACAGCAGCAGGGGTTGCTGCATTGACTGCAACGCTTAGAGTAGGTGCAACCGCATCAACTGCTGATTCAAGTTATTTTGCGTTAAATCTTTCTGCTCAAACTGCCGCAACAGACACGACATTGTTGACGTATGACTTTATGACGCGTAGCACAGGCGCATCTGCGGCATTGGTTGCACATTTATCCAGCATTAGCCAGCCAACAACGGGTTTTTCCAGTTTGTTA